CTAGTTTGACTTTCGTTTCCACAACGCCTTTTTTGTCTTCATGGAACTCTTTGATTTCTTTGGCAAGAGCACCAACTACGAATTCTTCCATCTTCTTGAAGTTTTCGTGGACACCTTTTCGGTCGCTGTGTAGTTCTTTTAACTCTTCTGACAGTTTGTTGAGTATGAAACTCTCTAACTTGGCAGAATGTTTGCCTACGTTTTCTTTGTAAGCGATTTTTTCTTGTGCAAGTGCTTTTCTGTCTTCAACGAACTTGGTGATCTCTTCAGATAACTTCTCGTTCATCATAGAGTCGATCGCTTCGATCATGTTTGCTTTGTCATGCTCGTATCTTTTAGCGAATTCTTCTCTCAACTCAGCGCCTACAACTTCTTTGTTTTCTTTGATTTTCAAGTCCCAAGCCTCTTGGATGCCTTTTTGAACATCTTCCGAGATTGCTCCAGACTCTACTAATTTTGATATTGCATCAATCATTTTATTTCAGGTCCTTTATTATGTTTGTTAGTGCCTCTTTCAGGAACTTTTGTGCTTTTGGATCATTTCTAACTTCAGCCGCCAAACCCTTTGCCATGTTACCACCCTTGGTGTTCATTAGGTGTTCGTAAATTGGCGTGGGATAAGCACCCGGTGCCGAAGGTTGGGCCACAACATCTACTGTGATGATCTCAAAGTCTGAAACTTCACCGCTTCCGTATTCGTTCATGTTTCCAGAACCTCTACTTGAAACGCCTAGTTTCACACCTGATTCCAACATAGTTTTGACAAGTTGACCCATTGGTGTTGGTAGGATTTTCATCTTACCGTATCCATTTGGACCGTCCATCCACATCTCAGTGATCATATGTGATACACGATCCAAATTAATTTTTAAATCATCGGGGTGATCTACTTCACCTAACACAGAGTATCCAGAACTTATCTGATCGTTCAGCGTTTTCGTCGCTTTAGCGATTTCTTGCACTGGATAGATCCTTTGATTAGCGTTCTTGATCCCACCTTGAATGCAGATGCCCTTCATGTACAAATCCTTACCGTCTTTTCCCTCGTGTAAGACCTGCACTCTGGCCTGATCAAATGTTAGATTCTCTCTTAGGTATAGTGAACTCATCCGATGTTCTCCGTTAAATCAACAATTACGCTTTGGCAACTGGTGATTTTGCAGATTTGTCAGAACCATCAGCAGTGTTTGCCTTCTCTTGCTTCTTGAAAGAAGTAGATTTTGCTTTTCCGCCTGTGTTCTCAAAGTCACCGTGCATCTTAGCCGCAGTTGGAGCCGGTCTTCCGTTGTCGTCTGCTCCGCCTTTTGCTATGTTTGCCGTTGTACCGCCTGCTGATTTAACAGAAGCGTTTACTGGTGATTTTGCTGACTTGTCTGAATGGTCGGCAGTGTCCGCTTTAACTGGATTTTTGTACTCTTTCACAGTCTCTTTCGCTTCTTTGCTTTCCATTTCAACTTCTGGAGTTAACTCTGGTGCAACTTCTGGTGCTAGAGATTCGTCTTCTTTCTCTTCTTCACCGTCTTTCTTGCCCATCATTGCTTCGAATTCTGCTTTTAGTTCATCTAAAGCGTCTTCCAAGTCAACTACTCTGTCTTCGACATCGCCTTCTGCGTCTTTTTCAGCGTCCATGTCTGCTGGCATTTCTTCGCCGTGGTCCGCATCCATTTCGCCTTCTTCTTCGCTTGAGATGTCTTTAACCAATTCGTCAGTTGCATCGCCGCCTACTTCTTCGATTGATTCTTCTTCAGTAGTTTCTGATTCAGTTGCTTCGTCTTCGATTTCAACAACTTCGTCTACTTGTTCGTCTTTAGACTCTTCTGAAGCCTCTTCAACTGCTTCGTCTTTAGTTTCCTCAGTAGTTTCTTCTACTTTCTCTTCTTCAGATGCTTCAGTTTCTTTAACTTCTTCGTCTTTTGATTCAGCAGTCACTTCTTCGTCTGCTAGGTTCTCGTAGATATCTCTAGATTTTTCAACTACGATCTCGTGGAATAAAGCCTCCGCTTTATCGTTTTCTTCGTTTATCAGTAACTCTAATAAACTCTCAAATTTATTATTTGACATTTTACACGTGCTCCTTCTAATTAGGTCGATTTGTACTTATAAGTGTTTGTATTTACTGTGAAGTGGCAGAAACGGTGCTGTAATTGGTGAGAAAAGGTGTATTTTTACTAGATCTTGACCTGCAAGTCAAATTTTGCTAGGAATTGCTCTGTTGTGGGGTGATCTATGTTGCCCTTCCACTCTAGATCCTTGGGTTGGAACCAGCCTTTGGGTATCACACGATGGAACTGCACGTCCTTGTAGTCCTCCAGGCAACGCTTGGTCTGGTTCATCCAGTTGCCGTAGAAAGTGGCCTCGTCGCTACGCTTCTTGTAGTTACGGGTGTCGCCAAAAACATTGTTGAGTTTGTATCTGTTGTTCTTGCTGTCTTCCCGGTGCCCTTGGTAGTCAAATCCCAGTATGTATATGTCCTTGAATCCGTGATCACAGGCCAGTTTAAGTGCCGTTGGGCCACTGCTCCAACCCAGGCTGGGTTTGCTCCATGTGACGTGATCCAGCAGTTTCTGATGTTTCTCATATTGGTTGTTGTAGTTGGAGTACACTTTATTGTGTACCACATAATCCGTCTCCGCTATCTCTATCATCATCTTGGGATCAACTGCAACCAACCAGTGCGGTTGGTGTGTCCTGTACACGGCGTTGCAGGCGTAAACCGTGCCTTTTTGTTTTAGATCGTTGATATCTATGCCCCTACGGGACTCACCGTTACCCAGTACGAATGCTGTTTGTGACATTATAACTCTAAGTTATCGTCTTGGGCAGGTTGTCCGTACATCTTTTGGACGAATACTGCCTCTTCCTTCTGTTGTGCATCGTGTGCCTCTGATGCCAACCTCATAGAGTTGATCTGTTTGAGTGTTAATCTCGTTTTCCTTGTGTCTTCTGAATCTAGGATTGAAATATCGTTCTCAGGCTCATAGGTCTTGTCCTGTTCAAAGCCATCTGCGCCATATGTGAAGAATTCATTCAGTTTCATAACGGTATTTAATCCTTATACTTGGCCTCCGCCACCTGTACCACCTGGAGTTTGTCCACCTGGGGTCTGTCCTGGGCCACCTGGTTGTGGTGATCCTGGTTCTGGTGCTTCTGGATCCGCTGTTGGTTCCTCGAATTGATCTAGGTCTGAACTGATTCCTGACTGTGTGACACCGCCACCCCTCAGTTCATTTGATTTGCTCTGTTTCTTCTGAGGCACATTATTTTCTTCTGCCCATAGTTCTGCGTTCCTTGCCATTTCTTCCTCAGAAAGTCCAAGATATCTCTTCAGTGCGAATCTTTTTGACATGTAAGGTAGATCCGCAACTGCTGTGAACGTGTTCACTCTGCTTTGGTCCATTTCTGTCTGTCTGTACTGTGCAAAGTTCTGTGGTGGGTTCAGTTTTATCTCGAACATACCATTGTCTATGTTGTAGCCTTTGTTTTTCACCCATAATTTGAACTCACTATCAAAAGTCTCTGCCAACATTGATTGTAGTCTAGCACAATACTTGTTGAATCTCAGTTCCTGGATGTATGCGGTTCCTACCCTACCGTCATTGTACTGTTGTCCACCATCTTCCGCACCTGTTGGTAGATAAGAACTTGGAATCCTCAATCCTCTGAACAGTTTGTTAGTGAAGAATCTCAAGTCATCGATCTCACCTAGGTTAGTACCACCAGGTAATGTGTCAACTTTAGATCCTCTACCTTCCGCTGTCTGTGGGAAGAAGTAATCTTCGTTTATGCTCATTGGGTTGTATGTTGCATCTATGAAGTTTGCTCCACCCGATGCACTTGGAATTCTTCTCTGGTTGATCTCGTTCTTCACTCGCTCGACGAACTGCATGGCCAAGTGTGTTGGCATGTTACCCACGTCAATGTAGAAAACTCTACGTTCAGGTGCTCTCTGTACCCTGTAAATTATGATTGCGTCTTCTAATAATTCTTTCTGTTTGTAAACTTTGAATACCTGTTCCAACACCGACTGTCCAAATGGGAATAGGTTGTCTAGACCATCTGACATTGACATATGGATCACGTGTTCTGCGTTTATGTTGTAGGCATTCATGGTCTTGTAGAATCTTCCACCGGAGTTTCCGCCCGCAAAGCCTGACATGTTGTTTGTGGCACCTGCGTTGGCGTAACTTGAACCATAGGCCGCAGTACCGCCACCTGTTGTTCCACCGCCGCCGTATGTTTGGTTGGGTGTAATCTGTGTTGCTGATAATCTTTGTAGGTTTGGATTTATGTCTCTGATCACATACTGTTCAGGTTTCTTACCCTCTGATTCATTCACAACGATCCTGTCTACTTTGGCGTTGTCAATGTACAACCATTTCTGTGTCTCTGGATCTCTCACAAAGAAACAATCTCCGTATTTCAATGCGTTCCTGAAAATCCTGAAGATCCTCTTGTTGAACTTGTTACTCTTGGTCCATTGTTGAAGTGCCTTCTTGAGAAGTTTCACTTCGTGTTCTGTGGTCTCGTCCTTGAACACCAGATCAAACGGTGTCTCGTTCTCTGTGTTCTTCTGTGTTGAGAATTCTGCCAGGATGTCCAGTGCCGCGTTGATCTCTGAATCCGAATCCATCTGATCATACTGGAAGTATCTCTGTATCCTGTTGGGGTGTCCTGTGTACACGTCCGGCAAGTAAGAACTGTAGTTCCTCTTGGCGAAGTTCGGTACCTTCTCTCCACTGATGGGAGACATGTTTGCGTCTTTAAAATATTTTTTCCAAGCCATGCTTTATATTACACTTTTTTATTCATTTAAGCAACCTAAACCAGTCCAACTTGGTTACGGTCTTTACGTGCTGTTGTCTCAACTGCTTTCAAGGCCCTGGATTCTACTGCTACAAGCGTATTTACGCCATTTACCATACTTGCTAGTGCCTTGTTGGCGTTGTTCAATTCGGTTGACATAGCGGCCATCTTGGTCTCTAATGCAGATGTATCAAATGTTTTCTGTAGATCCTGGTTCGCTGTCACTGTTGATTTTGCTCCTACGGTGACAACCTCTGGTCCTTTCTCACCAACTAGATATGTTTTACCCTCGTCCATTGGTCCACCCACTGCTCTTTCGCCGTCGTAGGCCTTGATTGCACCATATCCCGCACCTAATAGGCCACCTATTATGGCTCCACCTGGCCCAAACACTGCACCTGTCAAGGCGCCAGAAGCGGCCGCACCTGCTATACCCAGTGCCTTGCCTCCAGGAGTTTCGGCACTTTCTGCCAGTCCGCCTGAATATGCCAGTCCGGCCACACCAGCGGCACCCATTCCGACCTTGCCTAATCCACCTGCGGCTTTTCCTAGTCCTGATTTCAAGCCACCTATGCTCTGCATCACACCACTGTTTCCTAATCTAGTACCAGCGGCAATAATACCTATCTGCATTGCCTTGTTGAATAAAAATTTTCCTGCCAAACCTGCAGTGAACAATGATGCTGTCAGGTATGGTGCTTTGGCTAGAGCTGTTGCTATACCGCCAGCGCCTCCCATGATACCTTGTATGCCTCCTATCAGACCGCCTAACGCTGGACCAAACGCACTCAACAGTCCCGTCTCAATAGATTGGAATTGGCTTGACAACACTTTCGAAGCCTGTTCAAATGAAGTCAAGTTTTTTACTAGGCTGGTTGCCTGTGCATTCTGATCTGCGAATGCCCCGTCCACGTCAACAATCCTTCTACCTAAGTTTATTATGTCACCTTGTAATGATAAGAATTCCACTTGACCTGTTACAGTGGCTTTCCTGAACCTGTCTATGCTGGCGGACGATGCATCTCTGATCTGTCCCAATGCCTGTTCCGCCGACACGGTGCCGTTGATAAGGCTCCTTATTATTCCTTGTGCTTCTGGAATGTTCTGTACCAGTGCGAGTGCTGATTCGGTGACCGGAACACCTGCGTTAGCGATCAAGTCTTGGAATCCTTCGTTTAATCCTGGTGCTATGTTTCCGACCGTGGCCGCAAAACCTTGTAACCTAGTTCTCGTTTCCTCGGTGGCACCTTGTAATGCCGCTTGGAATCTTTCATTGCTCTGTTGTGCTTCGATCTGTGATCTAAGTTCATCTCTTTGAGCACCTGTCAGTTTGGCAAGTCTATCTAGTTCCTCTGCGAATCTAATAGCACTCTGTGTCCTCTGCCTATCAGTCAATTGATTAAATATTCCTGTTCTTCTTTGTGACTCTAAGTTCAGTAACAGTGTCTCGTTGATTTCATCAACAGTGAACCCCAGTGGTGCTAGTCTTTCTATTCCAACTTCTCTTGTTATTCGTCCAAGTTCTGCGATTCTCTGTGCTCCAACCGTAGTTGACCCAAACAGTGCCGATATAGATTCAGAACTTTTTCCTATCAATGCCGCAAAGTCATCCAGAGGCAATGCCGCGTCCGCCGCCGCTGTCCTCAATTGAACTATCGACTGTCCAAAGTTAGCACCTGTTTGTGACAGTTGCCTGAACGTTTCTATGTTGATGTCTAACCTGTTGCCGAGTGTGCCCAGTCCCCTGACGTTGTCAGTGAAGGCACTGATGTTCCCCTGGCCTTCGAATGCCGCTTTACCAAGACCAACAAACGCACTGCCAACTTTTTTGAGTGTCTCGTTGTATTCTTTGTTTGTCTCGACTAATTTTTCTGTGCTTTTGATCTGATCGTCTATGAGGTCGTATTGCTTCTCACCGATCTTGAACTGGTTCCTAGCCTGTGTCAGCAATATTTGTTTTTGCTTTAATGAATCTGCGTCTGACTTGTTGATCTTTTTGGCTAATTCCAGTAATCGTTTTGACTCCTCGGCCGCTTTTCTCCTTCTAGAGGAATTACCACCGGTTTGGCCGCTGTCTGCTATTTCCTGTAGATCCTTGATTATCTGTTCTAGTGTTGCCATACGACTTTAAATTTTACCTTTTTATACGCATATAAATATAGACATCCATACGCTTTTAGTGTATATTTATAGAATTAAAAAATGACGGAAAACGCAAACCCATTAAACAAGTACTTCAGACAGCCGGCCATATACGTGTCGTTGCCGTCGGGTACTGCCTATCCACCACACGTGGTCACACCAGCACAGACCGGTGAACTGGGTGTGATGCCCATGACAGCCAAGGACGAGATCAGGTTCAAGACACCAGACGCACTGATGAATGGTCAGGGTGTGGTAGACGTGATACAGAGTTGTGTTCCTGACATCAAGGACGCATGGCAGATCAAGAGCTACGACCTAGACACCATACTGGTTGCCATAAGGATCGCCACATACGGTGAGACCATGGAGATCAATTTCAATGTGCCGGGTGCAAACGAGAACGTGTCACACACGGTAAATCTTCCTGCAATACTGGATCAATTGAGGTCCACGAAAGTGGACAGTGATATTGTGTTGAAGGATGGCTTGAAGATCACTGTAAGGCCGTTGACATACAAGGACATGACATCGACATCGCTACAGACTTTCCAACAGCAGAAGATGTACAGTGCCATTCAAGATTCCCAACTGTCGGACGAGGATAAGGCCGCTAGATTCAACGACGCATTCAAAACACTGACCGAATTGAACGCCAGCATACTGCTCAAGAACATCGAGAAGGTCACGATGACGGAAGGCACAGAGATAACTGATCCTGGCCACATCAAAGAATTCATAGAAAACGCTAACGCCACAATAGTCAAAGAGATCGAAGACAAACTGATGCAACTGCGTGGACAGGGTGCGGTGAAACCACTTAAACTCAAAGCCACGGAAGAACAGATCAAGAAGGGTGCACCGGCAACTTACGAGGTACCCGTAACTTTCGACACATCAAATTTTTTCGTATAACCTTGCTTTCACAAACGGAATCTGACATCATCAAGACCCTGAAGGACATGGAGAACGGCCAGAAAGAACTCAAGCACGAACTGGTCAAGATCAGTTGGTACATGAGGGGTGGACTTTCATATTCGGAGGCAATGGCGCTGAGTCCAACGGAACGTGAGATCATAGCACAGTTGGTAAAAGACAACCTAGAGACCACCAAGAAAAGTGGTCAACCTTTCTTCTAGAATATAGTATACTATTATGGTATTTGAAAATGCAGATAATTAACGCTTACATATGTCCGAAAAAGACCTAGTCAAGGAACTCAAAGCAGAAATAGTAGAAATCACAAAAGACCGTGATGATGCCCTGGAGAAAATGAAATCCAAGGAGAGCCGGATGAAGCAGGTGTTGATCAAGTTAGAACACGCCACCGAGGACGTGCACCACTGTGGACACAAGATCGGTGAGCAGAACAAAAGGATAGCGGAACTGGAAGCCAAACTGGACACCAAGGACCGACTGCTGGACGAGGCCCTGCAGAAGATCAAGGACATACATGACGACTCAACGCAAAAAACAGACACCGACCGAGACCATCAGGACCTGGATTAAGGACTTCGTAACGAAGCCAAATCCCGTGTTCGGCGACCTACCGCCATGTCCATTCGCACAGAAGGCCATCGTGGACGGCAAGGTAGAGTTCCTGGAACTGGATGGCATTGGCGAGTTCGGCACAATATTCACACACATCTGGGACTTCGACTTCGACGAGAAGGACGTGTTGGTGATCATAGCAGAGCCAGACCAGTACACCGCAAAAGAGACAGTGGAGATAGCGGAAAAACTCAACTGGGCGTTCATGCCACGTGACATCGTGATACTGGAGGATCATCCCAAAATAAAAGAGAAGGTCAAGCAGGTCAAACTCAACAACGGCCACTACATATTATTTCTAGCACAGCGTCTATCCAAACTCAACAGGTATTCTGAGATGTTGGAGAAGGGCCCTTACTACAGGAATTGGTCTAAGACTTATCTTGAATCAGTGAAAGGTTTCCGACGTCCCGCAAAGACTCGATCCTAGAATCCCTCTTGCACAACCTACGATACTGTTTCTTGTCGCGGCTCCATTCCGTGCCAGTCCACCACTCGAATCCTTTATAGTTGGCCTTGTACTCCGATGAGGCCTCGTATCCAGAACCCATGTAGAAGTAACTGACGTAGTTGTTGGCGGCCCACTCTATCTCGAGGTCCAGCGTGATGTCCGATATGGGCACCGTGTTGGCGTGTATCACGCTCTCCAGGCCGTGCAGGTCCTTGGAGTCATAACTGTCTATGGTGCTGTAGTGATCGTCCTCCCAACGGTAACGCTTCTGTTTGGTGAACCCGATGATGTTGTCAGCGGATCCTGTGTAGAATATCATGAACTGGTCACGGGCATGGTAGTGTGCGAATGGGTCGTAGTCCTGCGTAAATTTTTTTCTCTCCATGTATTGTTTGTAGATATGCGGCAGTCCCAACAGTTTGACCATCTCAGATGCGTCAATTATTTTTATCCCGATGTCCTCGCCCTGGTACTCGTGTCGCTTGTAGCGTGGCTTGTACAGGTCCAGGTTTATGCGTGTGCTACGTGATTGGTAGAAAACCTCACGGTTCATGACCGGGTGGTCCAGCGCCAGCCAACCTCGATCCAACGCCTCGTGTTCCTCGTCCGTGTCAACAATGGCCATGGGCCGGCATATAACGAGATCCTGGTGTTCCTGTTTGCCCAGTGTGTGATCAAAGATTAGTTCCATCGTACAGTACTTAATGCATTGTCAGAGACGGCTTACGCCATCTGAAACTTCGCTTACGCTCGTTTCTTTTTTTAACTTACGCAGTTGTAAAACTAAATGACGCAGTTATGCGTCGCCTGTGGTAGATGAGCAGTCACAATTCGGCTATTTCTAGCCGAACCGACTTGAACCCTGTGGTGAGTTCGCAGTCACTATACATCGCTACCGTAGTCGGGCGGTTGTGCTGTACCCGTTAGCTCATTCATTACAACGCGAGCCCGTCAAACCCTTGTATAATAGTTCTTGGCGGACCTGGGGATTAACTTTTTCTAAGAGCCCCATCATTTTTTGCTGTGTGCATCTAAGGATTCACCTGTCGCCTTGTCGGCCGCATTTCCTTGCTCACTGGTTGCGATGCTATGTTTGCCTGTTGGAAATTTTTATGAAATTGTAGTTTGCCTATCGCACTTGTTTATACGAGTTTTCTTTCGAGGTCAATCTTTTTGGCTTTAAATACCAAGATGCATTGGACGTACCAAGGAAAAGAAATTACCACGATCCCAGAAGACATAGTTGGTTTTGTATATCTCATAACCAACACGACCAACGGTAGGATGTACATAGGCAAGAAATTAGCCAGGTTCAAGAGATCCAGGCCACCACTCAAAGGCAGAAAGAACAAGCGTAGGTACAAGGTGGATTCTGACTGGCAGGACTACTACGGATCTAGCGATGATCTAACGTTAGATGTCAACAAACTGGGCAAGGACAAGTTCACTAGGGAGATACTGTTTTGGTGCAAGTCCAAGGCGGAACTGTCATACGTGGAGGCACGTGAACAGTTTGCACGTAAGGTTCTGGAGTCTAATGATTATTACAACGGTCACATACGAGTGCGGGTGCATGGCAAGGGAATCCTCAAGTCATAAAAAACCCCCGACTCGCAAAAGCCGAGGGTTAATAGAATTGCAATTCAATTGATCGATTACGCCGTAGTTTTTGCCGCGTTCTTGACTTCCTGAATTTCTTTTCTTCTTGCTTTGATCAGTTTAGATAAGTTTGCTAAGGCCTTTCTGGCTCTTGTTGCAGAGGCTTTTACACCCTTATCAACGAACTTCCCATTCTCTTCTGAGTAAGTTTGTATCTCTGTCATTATAGCGTCGTGTGTTTCATTTGACATATTAATTGTCCTTCCTTTATTGTCGTACGATAACATTAATTAACGTCATTGTAATTAAAGCACGTAAGAAGTGGTTTTGTCAATAGGAAAATTAAACAATTATGTCAACATCATTGGCATAGTTGGTAAAACCATTTTCTTTCACTACTTTCAGTACACTATTCACTCTGCTTACCAATTCGTCTTTGTGAGATATCAAGAATATGTTCTTCTTCTGTGTCCGGCTCATGTCCTTGAGCACTGCCATTGAACTCTCAACACCTGATATGTCCATTCCAGCGTCTACCAGTTCATCGATGAACAGCAAGTTGATCTGTTGATAAAGGCTCTCCCACACATCTCTGAATGCCCAGCTCAGACTCAGGATCAATCTGTTTCTTTCACCCCTGCTTAGATTGTCAAAGTCCAGTTCCCTGCCCAGTTCCTCGATACGCACTGTCAGGTCTGACTGGAAAGTGACCGTGTGTGGCAGTTTGACCTTGCCCAGGAAGTATGCCAGTCTCTGATTCAGGTACGTCAAGTTCTGTTCTATGATCCTGGTCCTTATGAATGAATCTTTTGCTGTCAGCAGTTTATACAAGAACTCCTGGTGCCTGTGTAGGTCCTCCAACTCGTTGGCCTTTTCATAGTCCACTTCCTGTATCGCGGATTTGGTCATCTCCGCAATCTGTTCTGCGTATGTGTCTTCTTTCTTCTCTGTCTGTTCCAACTGTCTCTTCAGATCCTGTAACGAACCCTTGTGATTGTATGCTTCGTCTATGGTGTCATAGTATGTTTCTGGCACCTGTCCTAGATCTCCCACCTCGTCTATGCCTTCCTGTATTTTCGCTAGATCTGACTTCAGTTTCGTCACGTAGTCTGTAGATTCTGTAAGTTGTACTTTCAGTTTGTCAACGAGATGTGTGTGCTTGTCGTCGTGCAGTTCCTGTTCACACGTTGGACATTTCTGTTGTTCAGCGTATTCTAGATCTGCGTTTGTTTTACTAACAGTGCTTTCCGCTTTTGTTAACGAATCTTCATGATACGCTTTCTCTTTCTCGAGGCTCCTCAGCATGGTCTGTAGTTCATTCCTTTTCTGTAGTTTCTTGTGTTTCTCTATCTCGATCTCACTGTCCACTTTCTCCAGTTCAGCGATTGCTTCTTTGAAACTTTTTATGTCGTCGTCTTTCTGGCTCGCCCAGGCGTTTGATCTTATTTTCAAACTTTCTATGGACTCCTGTATCTTCTCGTTGGAGGCAACCTTGGCGTCTATACGCATCTTCTCCTCGGTCAGCATCTGTTTTGTCGCTTTCTGTTTCTCTTTCAAGAGATCTGCTTTCTGCGAAAGTAAAGTTATACCTAACAGTTGTTCGATGATTTCCCTCTGTTCTGCCTGTTTGGTGGACAGGAAAGGTTGTGTGTATGTGTTCAACGCGATGATGTTCTTGAACATGGAATGGGTCATGCCCATCAGTTTGTTGATCTCTACCTGTGTCTCCCTGTTCTCACCTTGTGCTTCGTTGTTGTCCGTGTTCTGCTCTATGTCGTTGGCATAGAATCTGAATATCTGAGGTTTCCGCCCTCGCTCGATTGTGTAGGTCACTCCGTTCTTTATGAACTTTACGCTGACCAACATACCCTTCTCGTTGGTCTTGTTGACCAGATTGTCTCTCCTGATGTTTGTCAATGCTTCACCAAAGAACACGTAACTCAATGCATTTATGATGGTGGTCTTGCCTGTGCCGTTCCTGGCTCCGGCGTCGTCACCCCCCAAGTCCATGTTCTCACCAATGACAAGCACTAGACTCTTGTTGGAGAAGTCTATGGCCTGGGCCTGGTTGCCCACGCTCATGAAGTTCTTTACCGTAAGTTCTTTAATCGTCAGCAAGTTGTTTCCTCTTCCATTCCTTGTAGCCTTTCAGCCATTCTTCCTGTGTTGGTGGATTTTTGAACATGTCAAATATCTGTGCTTTAGACATGGTCGGTTGTTCAAAATCACCCTTCAACACTTTTATCAATTTCTTTTTACTAATTCGTGACATCTAGATCGTTGTAAATTGCTGTTAAAACATTCTTGTCATACACTTCCGAGTCCACGCCCTGTAACTGCTTGATGACTATCTGATCAACGCTGTCAAACTTCTGCACTTCGACCAGTGGTTGTTGTGCGTTGTCCACTTGTTCTGGTATCAGTTGCAGTTCTCTGAGCTGATACTTGTCTATGAATGTTTCCCTCACGAAGTTTGCTTCTTCGTATGAAATTTTTATGTCCAGCGTGACCCTCACGTACATCTTGGGTTTGAGATACTTGTCTGGATCTTCCAATAATTCTGAAACTTTTATCGTGATGTATCTTGGCATTTCTGGCCAGTTGACGAACTTGGGTTCTCCGCCGTATTCCAGTATCATCATGCCACGATCATCATCCCAGGCGTCTGCGTAGTTGTGTGGGAAGGCGTTGCCCATGTACGTGACGTTCTTCATGTACTGCCTCTTGTGGAAGTGTCCTGAGAACACCTTGCCACAGCCTGCGAAGTGGTCCGTCTGTATTCCGCCAACGTCCGGCATCTCCACCATGGCGTTCATCTTGAAGTACGGCAGTTCGAAGTGTCCAAACACGTACTTCTGTTTCATCTTTTCGATCTTCTTCCATTCGTCCTGCACAACCCATGGAATGATGGCGACATCGTCCTCCACTAACCATTCGTTGACTATGTGTATGTTTGGAATGTTCCTGATGTACTCCATGGAGTTTATTTCTCTCTTGTCCCTGTAGTACAGGTCATGATTTCCCATGATCACGTACACTTTCTCGAACGCCGCACCCAATCTCTCCATGTTTGAAACTGTGTAGTTCATGGTACTTACATTTGTTGCTGATCTGTGATGGTGCCAGTCGCCCAGGAATATGCAGGTCTCACAACCTTCTGCCTTGGCCTGTGCTATGAACCATTTTACGAACTCCTCACAGTCATCGTTGTGTACACGACTGTTGCCCTTGAGGCCAAAGTGTATGTCCGTGAAACAGGCTACCTTTTTAAAGAATGCCATCTATTACCATTTCTTCTTGACTGTTGGTTTGTGATTGGTCATGTCGATCTTGTTCTTGAATTGCACGTCGTCAAAATCATCAGAGTCCAGTTTGCCTTTCTTCTTCAAGGTCTTGTTCAACTTCTTCAATGTGGTCTTGTTGACCTCATGCACGTCACCGTGTGCGGTCTTCATTCTTTTCTGGTATGACGGTCCTGCGGTCTCGTTCTCGTTCTGTCTCGTGAAACTGGGCATCATGCCATTGAACTCCAACAGGTCATCCCTGATCGCTTGATTTTTCTTTTCGATGTTTAAGATCCTTGTGAAACTGTTTGTGATTGCCGCTGTGTAATATGCGAATGGATTGTCTGACTTTGATTCATCGAACTGTAGTCCGATCTGTGAAAGTTGCATCAAGGCCTGTGACTGCATCTCGTCATTGTAGGTGTAACCCCTCCAGTTGGCCCTGGTACCATATCTCTCACAAAGTTTCATGTACATCATGGCCAGTTGGTTGGTCATCTTGCCATGATCAACGGAGAAGTGTCCGTTGCTCATTCCACCCACCCAGTGGCTTTTGCCCACGCACACCAGGTTGCCTTTTTTGTCAAACTTGTAGTGCTGGAATGGTGGGAAGTTCACCTTTGAGTGATGATCCGCCGTGGTCTTGGGATTTCGTTTCCGCTCGTCGTCCATGGGCACGTGGTCAAACATCATGACCCTGAACACCAGATCCGTCTTGTCTATCTTCCTGGGACTCACAGTGTAGTCCACCAGTTTAATCTTCTTGAGTCCGGCCGCCTTGGCCTCTTCCCATGCTTCCTGTGTCAAACGCTTGGCCTTGGCCTTACGTGCCTGTGCCACCGCACTGGCGTTGACCTTCTTTAGATTGGGCACTATGAGGTCATACTGTGCGTCCTCGGGCGTCACGTATGAGCAGTAGGTGTTCTTGCTGGCGTGTATCTGTGCCAGCAGATCTCGGTTGTTTAGGTACTTGACTCTCTTCATAAATCCTTTACTTTATATTGTTGAGATTGACCACAAACAGGTCTGTTGAATCGTGCCGTATGGTGAATTAAGTGCGCCTAAAATAATGCCTATAAATATAGTTAAAGTATACGAAATTTTACAAAGGAAAGCAACCATATAATGGCATTCGGAGACATAGGCAAGATAGTCAAGAACGTGGGAGGGGGCATATTCAACAGGACCCTGGGCAGGCTCACGGGTGCTGGTATTTCCACGGATTCCAGGATCGTCAACGCCAGAGCCAAATGGTCCGGACGTTCGGACAAGACCGACTGGCGTGTGAGACTACAGATACCAAACGGCGCAGACGCGGTCTACGACTCCATACTGGCCAACAACGAATTAATGGCGCCATTGGTGCCTTCACGTGGCATATTCTGGCCATTGACACCAGCGGTGGTGATACAGCATTCGGCCAACTACAATCCACTATCGCAGACACACAGCAACTACCCATTCCAGGCTTACCAGAACTCACAGGTGGACTCCATGAACATAATCGGAGAGTTCCCCGTGCAGAATTCAGATGACGCCAAGCACTGGGTGGCGACCGTGAATTTCCTGAGGACCATAACCAAGATGTACTTCGGCAAGGAACAGGCATTGAAAGGCAATCCACCACCGATAATGCACATGTCAGGTTACGGTGACCACATGTTCCAGAAAGTGCCGGTGATAGTGAACACGTTCAACGTGGAACTCAGACCGGGCATAGATTACATTTCAACAAAACAATCAGAAGTTTATAGATCTAATGTGCAGGATTTTGACCTTGACTCTGCAGATCAAACCTGGGCACCCACACTGTCAAACATATCAGTGCTGGTGACACCAATCTACAGCAGGGAATCGATCAAGAAATTCTCACTGTCAGAATTCGCACGTGGCCAGTTGAACGGTAAAGGCACAGACGAGATAGGATTCATCTAATGGCCAAGTATTCTTCCACATCACCATATTTCTCTACACCACAGAATGATGTTAACTTGGAAACATTCGTGCCCAGGACCATAACTGCGGAGGACGATGACCAGAGTTACACCATCGAGAGGACATACGCATACAGGCCAGACCTGTTGGCCTATGACCTGTACGGCTCACCGAGGTTATGGTGGGTGTTCGCACAGCGTAACCCAGACCAGATAGAGGATCCCATATACGACTTCAAACCAGGAGTGACCATACAGTTGCCTAAACCCAGCAATGTAAACTCAGACCTAGGAATATAACATGGCGGAGAAATACACCACATCAGGTTCTGCCAGCAAACCTTTCTTGAAACCCAACGTGCTACACCAGTACGCATCGTTCAACACCATATTCACGCTGAGTGGCATCACCGAGCAGGAGATCAGGACAGCCAAGTTCCTGACTAATCCTGTGCATGACATAGTGGCACGTACCGGAGGCATAGGTGATGACGCTAAAGTACAGACGAGACAGTTCAAGGAGAACAACCAGGAGCCAGAAGCCTTCAGGACTTTGATCAAGGATTTTGAAAAGAAGAAATACTACGAGCAGTACCAAGACAGCATAGACATATTGGACAGGGCACATGACCTGTTCATAGAGAACGTCAACATGGTGTCAACTGTCGGACCCAACGCTGAACGAAACCTAGGAAACTTCACGAAGATGGAATTCGAGATACACGAACCATACGGTATCACTTTCATAGAGAAGGTCAGGGCCGCGACTGCGATCAACGGTTTCCTTGACTACCAGGACGCACCAATGTTGTTGACCATAGAGTTCCAAGGGTTCGACGAGCAGGGAAGACCATACGCCAGACACAGCACCAACAAGAGCCACACACGTAAGATACCCATACTGATCAGCAGGGTGGACTTCGACGTGAACGAGGGCGGTGCCAGATATCAGGTAATGGCGGTGCCATACACCGATCTTGCGTTCGATGACAGGTTCAAGTATCCACGTACTGCTATGCCCATCGAAGGGAATGATCCTTATCAATGGGCCGTGGCCGCGGAACGTGCCTTGTCCGAGCAGATGAAACAGGAGAAGGAGGAACAACGTAGATACTACCCAGACATCTACAAGTTCGAGATAGACGGTGAACTTGAGAAAAAAGGATTACAGTACAAGAACACAGCAGGCACAACCAACAGCGCCGGATCGGTAGCACAAAACCAAGAAGACTTTTCTGGTTTAAATTCAGACTTTGATGCACCCCCACCTAGACAGAACACCATGTCTGCACAGGCCAGTTCGGGCATAGCAGTCACTAAGTTCTTCGAGGATGCCATCAGGGCCGGATTCCATTATCAGGAGTTGGCCAACGATTTCTGGACCACATACATCAGGTCCAACACAGACTACACCAAGGAGAGCCTCACCAAGGAGAAGGTGGCCTCCATAATCAAGAGCAAGGAATTCGAGAAGATACTGTTCAACAACCAGTACATAGACTGGTTCAAGATCAAGACCACTGTGTACACGGACACCAGCAAGATCGATCCCATAACCAAGATGCATCCAAAGACCATCACATACAAGGCCATACCCTACAAGATACACATCCTTAAGTTCGTTGGTCCAGGGGTCAGCATAGCCAACGTGGATTGGGGTCGCAAGGTACACAAGGAATATGACTACATCTACACTGGCGACAACGTCGACGTGCAGGGCCTAAGAATCAACTACAAGACCGCCTACTACCTGAGGAATTTGAGGGGTGACGACAAGAGTGACACAGAGAAGGGACTGTTCGCACCGCTGACAGAAGCGTTCAGGAACGTGTTCGGCAGGGAGCGTGATCCAGAACCGCTGTTGCCTCTGAGACAATATCCGTCATCCATCAAGGGTGCCAACACCGTGCAGACACTGTCAGGGGAGGCCAACAAGGCCCAGCAGTTCTATGATTACCTGACCAATCCTGAGGTGGAC